ACCTAAACTTGGTAATGATGGTGAGGCGACATACATACTATCATTTGATTCTTCGTAAACGTTTTGAACATCAACTGTATATTTTGTGATATTATCATGAAGTGAACTATTACCTCTTTTTATTTTTCTTCTTATAAATGCAATAGTAAATTCATTAACGCCAGGTAAATCACCTAACACTAAAGTAGAATTGTTAATTGTGCTAAGAACACGACCTAACCCAATTACATTTGAATTAGCATCTAAAACCTCAACTGAATCCTCTTCTAGTAACTTATGATTTGATTGAGTAACAATATTAAAACTACTTGATGATATTTTAGTAACACTCTTTGGAGTTTGTTTTACAGTTGTATTGTAAATCCAAGATCCAAAATTAGAATCTTCAGAACTTTTGTTAATACCAAATGTTCCAACTCTAACTTTATCTCCTTTATTAAAGTAATAAGTTTCCTCTGGAATTGGAAAATCCTTCAAAACACCAGTAATTAAGACCTCAATCTTATTTGTTCCACTCGCAAATGAGTAACCATAAGCAACATTATTGTATCTGACATCATCACCGATACTTAAAGTGTCCACAGCCGTGGATATGCCTAAGAATTGGTTCGCAGTTTTACTCGTATAAGTTACAACACCAGCAGAAACAGCAGTTGGTAATGATAGAGAACCACTTGTAGGAAATCCAACAGTGGTATCAACTGTCATTACAGTCGCACCAATCGAAACTGGATCAGTTACACGAGTTCTGCCTGGAACTTTAAAGTTTCCTTCTATCGAATCTTTTGATATACTTATCTGATAATAATGATCTCCATCATATATGAAATCTTTGACATCAGATATCGCACCAGAAGCACCAAGAATATTTTTGTCATTTTTATCTAAATCTTGAAAGAGTGTCGATCCTTTTAAATTTCTTGGATCTCCTGTAATTGATTTAACTACAAAATCTTGTGCAAATCCATAATCTGCATCTGAAGGTTTGATTAAAAACTCAGATGGTTTTACAATATTAACTTCTTCACCATATAACGCTCGAAATAAAATTTTATATGATTCATCGGTTCCTTTTGTTCTATAAAAATCTTTAATTTGTCGAATAAACTTAACTTGATCTAAATCACCATCTAATTTTCTCTGTTCAAATCCACTCGCAAAGGTGGTTTTAAGTTTTTTAAAGAAATCACGAATAAAAAGATTTGATAAATTAAAAACTTTTGTTCCACCAGTATGTGCAACACCAGTGCTTGTGTTAAAAGATAACAAATCAGGACGAGTAGGTTGTTCCATCGCATCAACACCACTAAACCCCCTCACACATCCTGTAAAGGACGTTGTTCCGATACCTGTGTATGTAATGATCTCATCATCTATTTTAAGCAACCCATACTTACTTGGATATCCTTTTGTAGAATCTACAAAGATTGTATCTGAAAATGATTCTGTATTTGTTGATAATCCAGTGTATTCTGTAAGTGCAGCGCCAACATATGTTTGTAATTTAGTATATCTGTCAAGATTCTCAGCAATATTAATTGATCCACCCTGATACTCTTGGGAGATATAGTATTGTTTCATAAAATCCACAAAAAGTGGACTTTCTGACTGAACAAACTCAGGTAACTGATTTTCAATTACCTGATTGATTTCAACTCTTTGAATTGAGGTATCTATCATTAATATCCGCCGCCTCCGCCGCCAGAACTAGATCCACCACTTGATGTAGATGGAGTAGACGTTGTTGTTGAAGTTGTCATGGTCGAAGTATATGTCGTGCCTGACGAAGTTGTTGTCGTTGTTGAAGAAGCAGTTGATGGAAGAACTGAATCAGTAGTTGACACTGGAGAACTTGAATTTCGAGTATAAGTTGGTGTGTAGTAACTATGAATATGAACAAATCGTGATCCAGATGTATTTTCACCTGATGCAATTAAATCTTGAACCATATTTACTTTAGTATTTGACATATCAAATTTAACGTACAAATCATTTAGACCCACAATGTCATTTGAATGAGGAATTGCTTGAATTTCAATAACATTATTTGCAATCACTGTCGAAAGTATATTTACAGTATCTATAAGTATTTCACCATGCATATAATCAACTGTCCCTGCGTTTTTCTTAATTACAACAGGAGTTCCCCCCTCTGTATATGTAAAAAAGAAAATTCTACCTTTATCCCGATCAATTGACTCATCAGCGAGATAAACAGTTCCAACAACACCTTGAATCGTAAATCCAGTTGAAACAACGTTGTAAGACTTCTCTTGAACATGAAACATATTTCCAAAACAAACTTCATATTGAGCAAATCTACCGATTTCTGATATTAAGTTTCTTCTTATTAAGACTCTAGTGATATTTGATGTAATTGAAGAATCAACAGTATCAATTAGACTAACTGCTTTACTATATTTAAATCTACCACCAAATTTGTTGATATCAATTGATCGAGAATATTGTGTAAGTGCATTTGAAATACCAGTTTTTAAATTTTCTGGATCATTTGTTAAATTTGTGTTATAATATGCAGAAGTTTGTAATTCAACATACAAATACTTAAGATCAATGAATTCTGGAACTATTCCAGCAACTGCATAACTCTTTAACTTTTGAATTAAGTCTCTTTTTGTTTGATCGGAGAGAAAATCACCATTTCGAGGTTTTACTGAAATAAAAACCTTTCCAAAACGAGGTGGATTCATTTCTTCACCTCCATAAGCAGTTACAGATTCAACATTTGGATAAATGTATGATAAAACTGATTCATAGTCTGATGCCGTGACCGCACGATACTGAGAAGAGTAAATTCGAGGTGCATAATACTTAATTGATGATATAGATTCAATATCATCACCATCTCTTGACTTTTCTTCTGTAGTAACTAATGAAATATCAGCTGGATTGATTGCACCACCATCTTGATCTGTAATATTTCCCACAAAACTGAATTCAGAAGCTCCATTACCTTCTTTTCCATCGCTTACGATGTAAGAAACTGTAATGTAATTTTGATTTGACAACTTTTTACCAATTACATTATCACCAAATATCAATTCATACCTTTCATCTTCAATTTCTTGTAATAAGTATGAGGAGGATGTTGATGTAATTCCAATTATGTTATCAATCTGTTTATAAGTAACAGTTGAAGTTGATGATTCTGATGGTTTAACTTTTACATTGATTGTTGAAGTATCAATCGAGGAATTATCCAAAATATATCTTTGATTAAACAAAGATGTATCAACTGTAAAGTTTTGCGATACAAAATTACCTTCGTATATCTCAATATTATTAAATTCTGCAAATCCGTTCACAACTGATACTGTAATATCTTCTGGAATGCAAAATATGTAGTTTGTATTATCTCCAACACCATTACAAACAATACCAGAGTTTAATGTCAGTGTTGAAGTCTCTGTTAGACCACTTACAGTAAAAGATATCTTTGCTCTTGCTGATCTACGAGATCTTGGAACATAACCAATGTTTCTTGCAAGCGAAACAACGTTTTCTCGAAGTGTAGCAGAATCAAGAAAACACTCATTTGCTGCCATATTAGTATTATAGGCAGTTGTATATGTATTATATGCTAATGCGTCAATAATGATTGAAAGGTTTGATCCCTCAAAGTCATAATCAGTGAAATTAGTATTAGCCCTCAGATAATCTCTGATGGATGTCTTGATTTGATCAAAATCTAAATTAACGTATTGACCGAAAGCCATTATACTCTAGCTGGGAAAAGAAGAACGTCTACTGTTTGTGTTGGAGAGGGAATACCGACAATATCATATTGAACTGTACAGTTCATTTCATTACTATCCGCTAAAATTGATACGGATACGTTAACATTGTCAATTCTAGGTTCATAATTATCCAAAGATGCTTTAATTTCATCTGATACTTTGATTTCACTTAAATTAGTATTTAAATCAAACAAAGATTGACTCATAACTGACCCAAAATTAGGTTCAAAGGGTTTTTCACCAAGAATTGTAAAAATTATGTTCTTTACAGACCTTTTAATTGCATCCTCATCACGAATTGCAACCACATCATTCGTCACAGGATGACGTTTGAAGGATAAATTGATATCTTTGAATGCCCTAGAAGCCACTATTTACACAAAAAGTTTCCTGTTTTTATTTATACCGCTTTTTTTATCTTTTTACGACACGAATTCGATATTTTTCTGATTCTAAAGCGTTAATAATATATTTAGCACAAATTCTTGGGTCTTTTTCGCCGCAAGTGAAGAAATCTGCGTTCATTCGACCAAATTCAGGCCAAGTATGACAAGAAACATGACTTTCAGCAAGTGCAAAAAGACATGTAACACCACATGGACTGAATTTATGTGTATATTCATTCAATATTGTCATCTTCGACTTCAAAATCGCTCGAGTAAAGATGTCACGAAGGAAATTTGGACTATTTAAGTCGTCAAAATACCCATCGTAGACATCTAATATGAGATGTTCACCCATTTCATCCCAATTCTGGTTCATTTAAGTCAATTTTAAAGTCGCCACCGTAAAAATCAGCGTTCATATCA